CTAATAAAACCAAGACTCCAGTGGTAATTAATAATATAACTATATCTTTAAAATTTTTAATCATTATTTTTTCTTTTTTCTAGTGACTACTATTTTACCATCTACTTCTTTAACCTTCATTCCAGCTGATTCAGTTTGTCTTTTAAGCTGACTATACTTTTGTGCTGGAGTTAATTTCTTTTTTGTAGTTGCCATTATTTTTTCCTCACGATAGTTTTAACGTTAGTTGGTTTAGGTCCTGTATTGCCTGCAGCTCTTTTTCTTTTAACTGCTGAAATTTTTTGAGAAGCAGACATAGATCTTGCTTTTGCAAGTGGAACACATTTTGGATATTTTCTCTTCGAGCCCTTGCTTCTTCCGCAAGGTTGGTATTTACCGTTCTTCTTTGGTGCTCCAATGTCCACCCATTTCTCATCTACCCACTTACGTAAGCCCATTATTTTTTCTTCTTTGTTTTTTTCTTACCACCTGGTTTTATTTTACCAGAGCATACTGCAGACCCATACATATTTGCATATGCTGATGGGTATACTTTAAACTTTCTTTTAGCCGCAGCTTTTCCTTTTGCACAAAGTTTAGCCATTACTTACAATTCACTTTTTTCATTTTAGATTTAGTTACTCTTCCGCCTTTTTTCATGAAACCCATTTTGTTTCGAACTTTAGTTGGAAGTTTTTTTAAACCTTTTTTACCTGCGGGTACTGGTTTTAAATCTTTAGCCATTTTTTCTATCTCCTTTTATTATTATAATACAATCAATACATGATTTTCTAAATCTCGTATGTTTACTACAATGTTCAGCTTTTACAGTGTTGTCTACTTCTTTAACTTGAATTTTATCAGCGCACTTACATGCTTTTATATTTAAATATTTACAAATTGTTTTTTTTAACCAGTTCATTTACTTCCATCCTTTTTTTGCTAGCTTTGGTTTTCCACCTTTTACAAGACCACCTTTTTTCTTGTCATATCTTTTTAAAACATCCTCTAATGAAGGACCACCTATTTTATCAATATCAATTTTAATGACTTCATCATCTAAACCTTTCATCTTATTATACAAAGCTTTAAAATCAGCGGAAGTTCCACCTTTTTTTCCTAAGTCTCTAAACATTTGTGTGTAAGATTTTTTAGCCATCTATTTTCCTTTTTTAGTGTTAATAATATCAGTTGCTTTGATACCATATATAGCAGCGACTACCGAAATCCACAATCCTGTTATCCACCAAGGCATAGCTTGTAGTTTTTCAAAATAAATATCTAATTTTTGAGACATACCTTCATCTTCTGCAAATACAGAATACGCTAATAATAAAATTGGGCTGGAAAGAACTATTAAAACAAAATCATCTTTATAATCTCCTTTGTGATTATCCATGATTTTTCCCTGATACTCAATTTCTCCACGCTTCATCTTTTCTGCGTGCATAAGTTGGGCTTCAGACATAGCAACTTTACTTGCTTGCTTGTTTTTGTAAATTTCAGAGCCAGCTTTTAGAGCTGTACCTAACAGACTCCACGGAAACATAACTTAGTACCAAGTAGCAGTTTGTTTTTTTAGAGTTTTAGTTCCTTTAACAGTTACTTTTTGAGAAGTAGAGGGGTCAGTACACTCAATAGTCACTCCACCTGTCTTATAACCATCTTCAGTTGCGCCACCTTTTGGGTGTGGAACATTATTCTCTAATTTATTGTATATTTTTTTATTTTTGATCATAATTTTCCTCTTATTTAAAATTTGTAACACTTTTTAATGCTACATACCATCTTTATTTTTAAGTTCATGTTGTAAAATAGTCTTACTTAGCGAAGTATCTGATCTTAACTCAGCTAATTCTTCATTTTGCTCTAATTTATCTTCTTGATTAGACTGATTCATCATAGCTTTCATCTTATCTAAGTTCAATCTCTCTTCATCTTCTTTTTTTCTACGAGCATTTTCAGCGGCTCTTATATCTAACTCCCTTGCTTTTAACTTAGCAATAGGATCATTACCAAAATCACCATTAATTTTCTTTTCTTCTCCTAAAAATTCTTCCGTCATCTCAGCGATTAGGACTGCTTTTCTAGATTCTATTCTCATATTTAATTGCATTACCATTTGTTGCATTTTTGGGTTCTGCATTGCTTGAGGATTTTGTTGAACTGCTTGTAATTGCATAATCTCATTAGCAAATTCCATTTCAACTTGTTCTAAAGCCATTAATGAAATGTGTTCAAATATATTTTTCTGTAGAGAAACTGTAATCATTGGATTGTTTCTAGCAACATTAGTTTCCATGAAACTTAAATGGGCTGTCATATGAGCTCTATGGTCCTGTCCTTTAAATGCTTGGAAAGGTTGGCTTGTTAAAGCATCAATATGTTCTAAAGAAGGATCTTTAGGTACAGGTTGAACTGGTTTCTTTAAAATTAAATCAATATTTTTAACTCCTATTGCTTCATACATGTTTCTATATGCTGCGTATAAATTATGAATCTGTGGATTAGATTGAGCTAATTGTAATTCAGTTTGAGCTAAACTAATTCTTTGAGTTTGAGAAAATATGTTTGGATCTGCAACAGGTAATATATCTATCTTATCATCAAAGTCTTGTTGTTTAATCATTCTTTGACCACCTACTACATCAAATGGATATTCAGGGGGTAAATAAGTACCAAATACTTTAGCTAAAAGTTTAAATTCATTTTTCAATGATGAATATAGTCTTTTGTGAATAGCAGACATGGTTCTTGAACCACGTTCTAATAGCGCAACGGTCGTGCCCACTGCGGCTTGTTGATTACCCTCTCCTACCTGCATATCAGCTATAGATGCAAAACGCTGACCAGCTTGTACCACGACACCCATAAGGTTCAGAAGTGTTGCACTTGGTTCTTTGAAAGGTAAAGGCATAAAAGCATCTTTCAAATTACCACCAGGGGCATCTACGTCTCTAAACTCACCTGGTTGGATGGACTGTGCATCATCTCTAATTCTAATTCCACGCATTTTAAATCCTGCGGGTAAATTGGATAATGTTCCTGCATCTAAAAGACTTCTTAATGCAGAAGTTGCAGTTCTAGATAATCCACCAATCATGTGAATTAAACCAAAACCATAAAAGCCTAAGCCGGGTAAAAATTTAAAATGTACAAAATAAGAAACTTTCTTTTTCTGTGGATCACCCACTTCAAAGTTTCTTCTAATACTTAGAACGGTTCGAGAGTTAAGTTCTATCGTTACAATATAAGGTAATTTAATACCAGTTACTTCCCCATCGGGACCTCGATCTTCAAAACCCTCGAGATCTAAGTTAACATGACATTCAAGTAATGTATAGATATCTTCATTACGTCCTGACTGTTTCATTCCCTCTAATTCATTTTCTTTTTTCTCTAGGTCTGATTCATCATTATAACCTGGTTGTATTTCTACATCTCTATAAAATCCTGCTACCTGTTGTTTTCTTAAATCATTTTCAGAAGTTTTAACCACATGCATAATAGATTCCGCATCCTCTAGTGAGGTAGCTGAATATGGAACAATTAAATCATCTGCTGGTACAAATTTAGATACAGCTCTTCCAAGTAATTCATCATAGTAAACTTTTTTAAAAGCAGAACCACTTAGGGGTAAATAAAATAACATTTGATCAAACTCTGCTTCATACTCTTTCATTTGATCCATTAATTGATAATTCATAAACTCTTTAACTCTTTGAGACTGTTGTTCCCTCTCAGGAGTAACCGCTCCAACGATTTGAGTTCTTACAGGTCCTTGAGCCGGGAGCAATTCTTTATAAGCCAATGCTTGGAATTGAGTAACCGCTTCTGCTAGAACAGGATGGGTTGCACCTGCTGCACCTTGAAAAGGTTCTGATTTTTGTTCATACTTAAATCCTAATAAATCTAATCCTTGAACATAGGCTCGTTCCCAATCTGCACGGGAAGATCTGTAGTCTGTGTAATTAGAAAACAATTCTGAACCAAGAGGCGTCAATATTTCCTCTGGTAGTAACTCTGCTAGGTTGTCGTAGTGATTTTCCGTTTGAGCCTGGTTGAAGGCTCCTGGTTCAAAATTAATTTCTACTCCACCATCTTCTAGGGGAGTAACTTCTGTCTCACCTACATTAGGTAATTCTTCTTGAATCTCTAAATTTTCTTCAGCAGCATTTTCAGCTCCTTCAATTTCAATTGTTTTTCTAACTTCGTTTGGAAGTGCTTTGTCTATATCTGCCATTTATTTTCTCCAATTTTACAGTCTTAACAGTATTAGGATCAAGATTCAAGCCCTGAGGCGTGGGTCCTGATTTAGGTGGTACTGTCAGTGTTAGTCTCTTAGGTTTTTTCATCTACCAATAATAACTTCTTTTTTTATGAGAAAGAGGTTCATCTTTATAATCTTCTGGGTGAATAATCAACCCCCCTTGTCTAAATCTCATTAATGCTTGAGTGGTACTATCTACTAAATCGTCATGATCTCCATATGGGAAAGCAGCACATTCTTCTACAACTTCTTGAGCAAACTCTTTGTCTAAAGGAGCCCAGACCATTCCAGACTCAAACATAGGGGATACTGCATTTACACGAGAATGTTTATCATTTCCTTTTGATGGAGAAAAATTAACAACGGGTATACCCATATTTCTAAGTTCATAAGTTAAAGGAAGTCCAGAAGCTTTTGCTTCTACTAATACTGTTTCAGGTTGCCAATAATCATATTGTTCTTTAGCCACACGTCTCAATTCAGGGAACTCTAAACGTTCTTTCATTGCATCTAATAAAATTATGTGAGCTGGATCTCCTTCATTCTCTTGAAAAATTCCCCAAGTGGTAATAGCAGAGTAATCCGCAGTTTCTTTTTTCATGAAAGCGGTATCGTAAGATTGGATAACATGTTGTAATGGAGGTAAATAATCCTTATCCCAATCTTTCCACCAATCTCTTTTAATTAAAGCACCTTCTTCTGAAGTTGGGTTTTGCATGTATTGTGCATTCCATTTCGATACACCAGCGGATGCTTTTACTTTTTCTAATTCTTCTAATTTCCAATATTCTGGCCAAACAGGTTCTCCACTAGGTAGTATTGCAGGAAACTCAATTACTTCCCATTGATCTGCTTTTGCTTCCTTAGCTCCAGCATTTACCAGTTGTGCTGTTAAATCTTTTGTACTCCATCTTGTCATAACCACAACAATTGCTCCACCTGG